AAGATCGAAGATGAAACTCACAAATATATTTCAAATGTATATGGGATGGGATATCAATGGATTGGCTGATATGGAGCATAATAATCGCTTTATCTGTGGCGGTACTTATAATGATACGGAAAAATTATCAGATAAAAAAAGAAGCAGAACTATTTGCGGAAAAAGTAGAAGATACCCTGGAAGCGATCATAACGGGAAGAGGATGGAAAGCAGAAGAAGAGCTGGAGGACAGTCTTTGGGGGCGAACCGGAACGCAGTTGGAGAAAGCAGAATCTGTATTTTGGCAAAAAGAAGAGGATAGCTTCAGGGAAAAAGAAATAGTAAAAGGACTGATTGCCGATATTTCACATCAGACAAGAACCCCTGTTGCCAATATGAAGTTATATACGGAACTTCTTGAAGATGAAGTAGTCTCACAAAATGGAAAAATATTTATTTCAAAAATTAAAGAACAGATGGAAAAAATTGATTTCTTAATGCAGAGCATGCTAAAAATGTCGAGACTTGAAACCGGAATTATCCAGATACAGAAAAAAGACAGAAATCTGTATGAGACCATCCGCCATGCAGTTGCTGATCTTGTACCGGAGGCAGCATCGAAAAGCATTGATCTGTATGTGAAGAGTGATGAAAATATAGTCATCGGTCATGACAGTAAATGGACGGAGGAAGCAATTCATAACATCCTGGATAATGCAATTAAATATACGGAGCCTGGTGGAAAAATAAGTATTCAGACAGAGAAGCAGGAGTTATTTTTTAAGGTCAGCATTTCTGATACGGGAAAAGGAATCGCTGCGGAAAGACAGGCAGAAATATTTACAAGATTTTATCGTGAACCGGAAGTGCATGAGAAACCGGGAGCCGGAATCGGATTATATCTTGCAAGAAAGATAATGGAGATTCAGAAAGGCTATATTGAAGTTCAGTCCGAAGCAGGACAGGGAGCAACTTTTAATCTGTATTTTCCGGTGGGAAAAGTGTAAAAAAATTCCATCTGTCACAGTCCTGAGATAATTGCAGATTGAGACTGGTTTGTGATTTTTATAAGATATTCTGTCTGATATCAGGAAGGGAGACAGACCAATGAAAGAATACATTGTAGAGACAAAAAGTCTGAAAAAATATTATCAGATGGGTGAAAATACGGTAAAGGCATTAGATGGTGTTGATTTTCGCGTGAAAGCCAGGGAATTTGTTGCAATTATCGGGAAAAGCGGGTCCGGAAAAAGTACGCTTCTGCATATGCTGGGAGGACTGGATGAGCCGACAGATGGAAGTGTGCTGATTGATGGAAAGATTCTGAGCGGGTTGAAAAAAGAGCAGTTGGCGATCTTCCGAAGGAGAAAGATTGGTTTTATTTTTCAGAATTATAATCTTGTACCGGATCTGAATGTATATGAAAATGTTGTTCTTCCGGTGGAACTGGACGGAAGAAAAGTGGACGAGGAATATGTAAGCGAAATACTGGAACTTTTAGGATTGTCAAAGAAAAAGGATGCTTTCCCGGGAAATTTATCCGGCGGACAGCAGCAGAGAGTTGCGATCGCCAGGGCTGTTGCGGCAAAGCCGGTCATAATCCTTGCAGATGAACCGACAGGAAATGCAGAGTTAGTACGACAAAAATTATAAAAAATGAATGTCCATGCTTCCGTCTTCATGCACCAGCACAGATTCGACAAAAGACTTCCAGAAGACGTTCTTTTCCTGATTGCTGAAAGTGTTGTACACAGCTTCCCAGTCATCGTTCAGCAGCTTGCGGACGCTGTCGAGATTGCGGACAGGGGCAGCAGGACACTTCTGAAGTTCTTCGATCTGTTTTTTGAATTTATCATATTCACTTCTGTATGTGTCTTTATCAATTAAGTCATCCATAAACAAATCATACAGCTTCTTGATCTTGCGTTCGATTTTTGACATTTCTTCGACAGGATTCTTCTGCACCGCACTGGCAGCAGCCACTTCATACTTCGCAACATAGTCTGACAAAGCTGGTCTGATATGGTTCAGCATGTATTCTTCAATATATTCTTCACGATAAGATCGCCCACGATCACACAGCTTCGATTGCGCCCTGAAGTTGCAACGATAGCTTTTATATGCTTTTTCTGTGCCGTCTGCCATTTTCCTATATGTAACAGTGCCAGTCATAATGTGATTGCAGGAAGAACAAATCAGAAGACCTGAAAAAATATAAAATTGCTGTGTGTGTCTGATCCGAACATTTCTGATCGCAAGTTTCTGGATGCGCTCAAAGCGTTCAGGACTGATTGTCGCAGGACAGAAGTCAGGATCATCACGATACTGACCTTTGAAAAGCGGATTCTTCAGGTATCGTGCAACTGTATCATAGCAGACACGAATGTTGTATTTGTCCTGAAGAAAAAGCTGCGTGTCACGCTTGCTGCATGTAGCTTCAAAGCGGTCAAACATATCAAGTGCAAAGCAGTTCCATTCAGGATCAATGATGACATGCTTTTCTGCATCCAGCTTCAGACCGCGTGGAAGGCTGCCTGACACATAGGTTTTATTCTTCAGCTTATAAGCGAACACATCTTTGATTCGGTCGGAATCACGATCACATTCATCCTGTGCAACAGACAGACGGATGTTGATGTGCAGTCTTCCGTTCGTGGTTGTGGTATCATAGTTTTCCGTGACAGCCTTCCATTGCACGCCATTAGCTTCAAGTATTTCCTGAATTTTATGATAATCGCCGATATTCCTGAACCATCGGTCAAGTTTAGTAAATATGATCAGGTCGAAAGAATGAGCCTTCACACCATCCAGAAGTCTGACAAACTCTTTTCGTTTGTTGAACTTCTTTCTTGCTGTCAGGGCTTCGTCAATGAATGTGTCAACAAGTATCATCCGATTCGCTTTGATGAAATCTTCAAGAATCAGATCTTGCGCTTCAAGCGTATCGCCATGAAGCACCTGATCATCGTGGCTGCATCTGATATATTTAACTACACGAAGCCCGAAAAGTTGTGGGTTTGGAGTAAAAAAAGACATATAAAAACCTTCTTTCTGGTAGCGAAAGAAGGCTTGATATGATAGAATGTAAAAGGACATAATATCATCGTGGGCGGTCTTCCGCGATATATTTTGTTTAACATTTTGCAAGGGAAGTCGCTGGTCACGGCTTCCTTTTTTATTTGTATAGAGTGCCTGAAGCGTGTACATAATCAAAACTAGGAGGATGACGCAATGGAAATCCTGACGTGGCAGGCACGAACAGACAGACACTTGACTTTGAAGCAGCTGGAAGCCTTGACAGGAATCAGCAAGTCAACGCTGAACACGATTGAAAACGGCATCACATCGCCAACACTGCGCCAGCTTGAAGCGATAGCAGCTGCACTTGATGTCAAGATCACTGATCTGTTTGATTCTGAATATAAATGATAAACTGTGCGCCGACAATGCTTCTGACGCTTATTTCCTGATATATGGAAATAACTGGAAGCGGTCTTTTATTCCAATAATTTCCATGATACAATCCCGACAAGAGAAGGGAGGGAAGCCGATGATCCGAAAGAGAATCAACACGCTTCTGAATAAGTTGTCGGATGCACAGCTGAAGCGCATATATAAATACATAAAGTATGTATACATACACGGATAAAGTAAAAGGAAGTAGGACTGGTCAGGTCACTGCTTCCTTTTTTGTCATTCTGGCTTATCAGATAATAATTTTGTGATGCGATCCAGCTGTCGGATAATTATGAAATTTTGTTCAATCATTGCGCGCTGGTAGTACATTTGATTCTTCAAGATGTCACGATCAGAACCAGCACCAAACGTCAGCCCCATTTCCATCAAGCCAGTACCAGACAATTCGGTCATAATATTTCTGATAGAAGCAATGTCGGTCGGATTCTGCAATTCTTCAAGACCATACTTGCGAAGCATGGCAAGATTCTTCTGATCAAGTCTTGCTTGCGCTTCAGCCTGTTTTCTTGCAGCCTTTTCTTCTTTAGATTCTCCGTTAAATAAGCCCATTATAAATCCCCCTTTATTATTCAGTTTTATCCCAGCCAACCTTCTTGACTAGCTGCTTCATATATTCTTTGATTCTTTCACGGCTTCCAGCTGGTAAAGACACATACATTTCAACAAGTGCCTTGTCAAAATCGTTCAAATTATACTGCGCGCACAATTCATCAACGATTGTCTGCGGCAGATCGTCAAACATTTCCCCTTCGCCATACATCAAATAATCATAATTCACATTGTATTCGCGACAGATTGACTTCGCCATCTGATCGCTTAATGCAACACGATCCTTTTCTATTTTAGAAATAGAAGATTTTTGGACACCTAACTTTTCCCCGAATTTTTCAAGTGTCAAGTCTAGTGTCTTACGAATCTGATTAACACGTTCGCCTTGCGTCATATTTATTCCACCTTTCTGCATATTTGCTTTTCTGATTGTAGAATAGCACGTCAGAAAGCAAAGGTCAATAAAAAAGTTGAATAAAGACACAAATAACAGTTGACAGAGTGTCTTTAAGATGCTATTATGTGTCTGTAAGATACAAAAGCAAGCAGGAAAGAACGGATGAAGCGAGAGGGCGGCACGCAAGTGACATGGCGGTCAGGCTGAAGGATAACAGACAGAGCGTGTGCAGAATAAACATGATCCGTCAAAGTAGTTGAAGAAAGCAGGAACATCAGGGCAAGAAAGCAAAGTGTTCATACTACTGGAAGAAAATGAACAGGTTGAGCCGATCAACACTTTACCCATAAAACAAGAAGATGTTAAGCGGAAGAATCAATCGCGCGAGATGACACAGCACTTCTGTTTCTTACATTAAAAACAAGAAGGGAGCAGACAAGATGAATGCAACAGTATCAACAAGGAAAAGAGCATGGCAGCTTGCAGACAAACTTTTTCCGACAGATTACATGAAAGACGAACACGACAGCCTTCGTGCTGGTTATCCAGTATTCAACACAACATCGGAAGATGATAAATACACAGGCTTCCACATATCAGACCTGAACACAGCACTTGAACTGAATATGGGAGCAGAAACAATCAGGATCAACATTGCGGATCAGGAAGCGGAGATCAAGAACAACTTCGACAAGCTGCTTCAGTATGTGAGCGACAAAAGAAAGTCGGCAGAACTTCATGAAAGACAGAAATACAACTATTACTGTGACAGACAGGCTGGTTGCTGGAACTGGACGAAGGAACAGGATGAAGCATATCAGAAGGAATGGGACGACATCATCATTCAGATGCACGCATTGAAAGACCTTGAAAACGCGATGAACCTTGCAAGAACCAAAGGGATCATATAAACATTACAGAACGAAGGGAGGAAACAACATGGCAGCAGTTACAAACGAAAAGAAGAACCTGAACAGCCAGACCGAAGATGTCAGCGAATTTATTATGCTGCTGAAGCAGATGTCTGACAGCGACAGAATGGTCATCAAAGGGATGATGATGTGGGCGGCAGGAGAAAACAGACCAGTGAAAACAGCCTAAAAGGGCATAGAATGTCCCCGACATTTCTGTCGGGGAGTAAATGAAAGGAAAGTACAACATGAACACAAAAGGAAAGATTGATTTTACAAAGACAGACAATATTCAGTTTATTGAAAAAGTAGCCAGCGAGATCAGCAAGGAAGACAAGAACTGGCAGTGGGAAGCAAGAGAGATAAAACAGCATAGCTTGTTGCTGTGGTGGGAATATCTGGAAGACGAAAAACAGGAAGGCTTCAGGATTGAATATGATGAAGCTGAAGAAGTATTCAGCGTATATGACGAATGGGACAACGACATCACATATGAACTGGAAGACACACTTGACCTGAAAAGCACGATGCGAAGTGTGTTCTGGTATGCGACGACTTATGGGAAAAAAGGAAGCCGATCAAGATATTTTCACGCAACAACACATGAAAACGCAGAAAAGATCATGCAGGACGGAGTGATCCGAAAAGGAATGGACGGCGGCGTGTATATCTGCAAACAGCCACTTGAAGCAGCGCGATTTGTTGCGATCCGCGGACATGAAACAGGAACAATCTTTGAAGTAGAACTGGAAGACAGAAAAGTGTTTGAAGCACACGATCACAATGAAGCGTTCTTCGGATGCAAAGCATATATGTACACGGACGACATACCGACAGCAAAGGTTGTGAAAATATCAAGATATTCAACAGAGCAGGAGGACGACAAGGAATGACATTGCAAGAATACGAAGCGCAAGGCGGCTGCGAAGGCTGCTACTTCTACGGAACAATAGACGTGGACGGAAGAAAAGGCTGTACATTCCACTGGTTTGACGATGAATCGGAAGACTGGGAATACAGCAAGAATTGTGACGGAATATCAGACTGACAGCCGAAACAGGGCGCAAGCCCTGTCGATGAAGGACGGCAACCTTCATCCTGACAATGGCAAGCTGAAAGCCAGTCGGATGAATACTGTGAAAACATAGCGGCGTGTGTGTACTGCCAGAATTACACATGGATGGTCAACAGGTTTTAGGAATGTTTTTAATGTGAAAACAAACGACACAGCATAATACATGACCAGAAGGGGGAATGTTGAAAAAAATATTTTGGACTTTGCGAAAGCAGTATGTGAAGGAGAATGAACGATGATTGACGAAAAGAAAATCGAATTGATGAAGAAGCTGCAAAGACTTGCGGAACGTGGAGTGGGCGGCGAAAAAGAAGGCGCACAGAAGAAATTGCAGCAGCTTATGAAAAAATACAACATTGAAGAAAGCGATCTGTCAGATGACAAGCTGGAAGACCATGAATGGAAATATCACAACGACTTTGAATTACGCTTGCTGAAACAGACAATATACAAAGTAATGGGAAAAGACGGATTGAACCAGATGTATCACTACAGATCAGGAAAAGGAAAGAAAACCATTCAGGGCGTACAGTGTACAAAAGCACAGGCAATTCAGATCGGGATTGAATATGAATTTTACTGCGAAACATGGAAAGAAGAACACGACTTCTTCTTCAAGTGCTTCGTACAGAAGCACAAGATTTTCCCGACCAGAGAAGAAATGATAATAAGACCACAAGACGATGTTGAAATGTCTGACGAAGATGCGATGCGGATGCAGATGGCTATGTCAGCAATGAAAGACAAGAGCATGACACAGAGAATTGAGGGATAGAAGATGCGAGGAATGAACCTGAAAGACAGAATACAAAAAGTCATTGACCAGAGAAGGAAACAACTGATCAAAGAACGTGACGAGTGCGAAAGAAAAATGCACGACACAGTAAGTTATTACGGACTAGGCGGCGCATACAGAAGACAGGAAGCTGCGAGAGATAAAAGAGAAGAACAGCTGAACGAGTTGGATGACTTTGAAAAGCAACTGAAGAATACAACACGACATTTTGAAGCAACTGTGTACTTCTTCGGATGCAGTAAGTGTGGCGCGGTCTGCATGACAACGAAGCAGCCTTTTGATGATTGGCACGAATGTCCAACATGCAGACAGATGATCAATTTGCACAATGTAAAGAGCAAAACGATCAGGATTGCAGATGACGGAACAGCATGGATTGAAATGCTGAAGGAAGCAAAAGAATAGGAGGAAACACAATGGCGAACATAGATGTCATGTACAGCAGCAAGACGGATCAGTGGGCGACACCTGACGACTTCTTCAAAGAACTTGATCAGGAATTTCATTTCAACCTTGATCCTTGCGCTGACGAACAGAATCACAAGTGCGAAAAGTATTTCACGAAGGAAGACAATGGTCTTTCAAAGGACTGGGGGGGGTATCGCGTGTTTTGCAATCCTCCGTATGGTAGAGCAATTACAGACTGGGTTGAAAAGGCATACAGAGAAGGAACGAAAGACAACACGATTGTTGTTATGCTGATACCAGCGAGAACAGACACAAGATATTTTCACGACTTCATTCAGCACCGATCAGAAATCAGATTTGTGAAAGGGCGTTTGAAGTTCGGGAACAGTAAACAGGCAGCCCCATTCCCTTCGATGGTAGTTATATTCAGGGGTGCTGGAATGTAGAAAGGAGAAACGCGCATGAATACACCAGATGCAAGAAGAATATTTGAAGCAATAGCAATGATCCTGTCGAACAGGAATGATGGAATCAGGGTGCAGCTGTCGGAGATTAAGACAAAGGCAGCGAAAGCATCTTGAAGGGCAAAAAAAGAAAGCCTTCGGACTAGCTTGGCGGCTTCCGAAGGCGATCCAGATTGTGACTTTTTAAGGTCTGCACATCTATAAAAATTATACAGCAGACTTCCAAAAAAGTCAATAAATCAGGGACTTTCAAAAGGCTTCGCGTCCTTGTAATAGATAGTAACAAATCAAAGAAATATATAAATATCTATAACAGGAGCAAAGAAGGACATGAAGAGAAGGAAGAAAGCTGTGTATATAGATTATGACTATGAAGCAGCCTACCAGAAAGCATTGACAGACATGGAAGAAGACAACATGGAACGAATGCTGAAGGAAGGACGCGTCAGATCACTGTATGCAACCAAAGAGATCAGAGCAGCAGAACAGATGGACATTGAAATATATCCAGAGTTCAGAAGAAGTGAAAGGGAGCAGATACCAGACGAAGCGAAGAAAGCAAGACAGAGGAAGGCGCAACGCAATCTGAATGAAAAGAACAGCAGGAAGGAATGTGAACGGACGATCAATGCGAACTTCGGAAACGATGACATCTGGGGAACATTGACATACACAGACGAGAACATGCCGAACAGCATGAAAGAAGCGCAGCACAACATGACGCTGTACATCGGGCGGCTGAATTATGAACGAAAAAAGATGGGGCTTGCAAAGCTGCGTTATGTGTATGTGACAGAGTGTTCAGACAAAGGACGCTGGCATCATCACTTTGTATGCGATGGCGACATGGGGCTGGAAGCGGTTGAAGAAAAGTGGAAGAAGGGGCGCAGGAATCAGGTGCGCAGGCTTCAGAAGGATGAACATGGACTGTCAGGAATGGCGAACTACATCACGAAACAGAAGCACCCTGAAAAGAAGGGCAAAGAACCGAAACCAGTTGAAAAGTATCAAAAGGCATGGAAAGCAAGCAAAGGACTGAAAAAGCCTGAAGTGAAGAAGAATCACTATAAATTCAAGCAGAAGGATGTTGACGAAATCGTCACAGGCAGATGCGATCTGGAAGACAAGCTGAAGAAATGGTATGCAGCAGACGGCTACAAGCTGACATCGTATGAAGTCAGATATAACAACATGAATGGCAGATTTTACATATACGCAAAAATGTACAAGCCAGAGGAAGGAGGACAAAAAAGTGGCAAGCCGAAAAATAAAGCTAAACCGAAGACAAAGAAGAAGGCGCAAACGAAGAAGACAGCTGCACGATGCGGCACTTGAAGTCATTCAGGGTGCAAAAGGCATATTCCGAAGACTGGACGCGCTGATCAGCAGAAGACCGAAGCTGTCAGCAGTAGTCTTGATCGCAATCCTGATCATATATGCGACAGTGATGGAAGTGCTTGCGTTCAGAGGAATGATGACGAAGGGGGACGCAGTGACGGAACACACAGAAACAACACAGACAGCAGAACAGACAGAAAGTGACCTGAATGCAGATGAAGAATATCCATTCAATACAATGTCACAGGATTGGAGTGGCGAAGACATGGAAGGATTCTGCTATCACGAAATATCAGACGAATGCAAGGCAGCAGGCGGCAAGTTTCCAGTAATGGCGCAGATATACACATACATCGTGTGTCAGAACTATGGTGTTGACTATGAAATGGTGTTCGCGCTGATCGAACAGGAAAGCGAATGCAACTGGAACGCTTCAGGCGATGGCGGCACATCATGGGGATATATGCAGATAGCGCAGAAGTGGCACACAGAGAGAATGGAACGCCTGAACTGCACTGATCTGACAAATCCATATCAGAATGTGACAGTCGGCATTGATTACCTGAAGGAGATTCAGGACAGCTTGCAGGAAGTTCCAGAAGATGTGCGTCCATATTACGTTCTGGCGGTCTACAAGTACGGAGCAGCAGGCGCAAAGGAAAACTTGTAGAATCATGGGGTGTATAA